TCAATAGCAGACTTCCATATAACCAAAGACGAAATATTAAACAAAAAGACAGGAAGCAAAATAATCTTTAGGGGAATTAAAACTTCAAGCGGTGACCAGACTGCTAACCTTAAATCATTACAAGGGATTACAACTTGGGTAGTTGATGAAGCAGAAGAACTAGTGGACGAACAAAAGTTTGATACTATTGATTTATCAGTAAGACAGCAAGGTAAACCAAACAGAATAATATTAATACTAAATCCAACTACAAAAGAACATTTTATATATAGACGTTTTTTTGAAGATAGAGGGGTGCAAGAGGGCAGTAATATAACTAAAGAAAATACTACATATATACATACCACCTACCAAGATAACATTGATAACTTATCTAAAAGCTATATTGAACAAATAGAGCAAATGAAGATAAGACGACCAGAGAAGTACAAACAACAAATGCTAGGTTCTTGGTTAAACAAAGCGGAAGGTGTTATATTTAATAATTGGAGTGTAGGGGAATTTAAGCACATAGGCACAAGCGTATGGGGACAGGATTATGGATTTGCAGCAGACCCAAGTACATTGGTTGAGGTCAATATCGATAGTTCTAACAAACGTATTTATTTAAAGGAATGTTTCTACTTGCAAAGACTAACAACGTCACAAATAGCACAGCTTAATTTAAAACACGCTAGAGAGGGTTTAATCGTTGGGGATAGTGCAGAGCCTAGACTGTTAAGCGAAATAAAAGCAAAGGGTTGTAATGTACGCCCAAGCATAAAAGGTCAAGGAAGTATTACCTATGGCATTAGCTTATTACAGGACTATGATATTATAGTAAGCCCAGATAGTACGAACTTAATTAAGGAACTAAATAATTACAGGTGGCTCGAACGCAAATCAAATACTCCAATAGATAACTGGAATCATTTAATCGATGCGGTTCGTTATGCAGTAGGCTTTCAATTACAGAATCCAAACAGAGGAAAATATACAATATCTTAGTCACTAAAATAAATTAAAAAAGTTTATATATTAATATGGAAGTAAAGTTAAGCATACCAACAACATTAAATGAAATCACTCTAGGACAATATCAAGAGTTTTCAAAATTAGATATTACAAAGGAATCAGAAGTACAATCTAAGATGATTGAGATATTCTGTAAAGTACCTATCGAGGTTGTACGCTCAATGAAAGCAAAAGATATAACCGATATATGCACTGTCATAAATACTATGTTTGATGTAGAGCATCAGATGTTGAATAGGTTTCAAATGAACGGTAATGATTACGGTTTTATACCAGACTTAGAAAATATAAGTTTTGGTGAGTATGTGGACTTGGATACGTTTATGGGTGATAACGATAACCTGCATAGGGCTATGAATGTTTTATACAGACCTATTGATTTAAAACAAGGGCAAAGATATACGCTAAAAGAATACGACCCAGATACAAATGAAGAAGCTAAGAACTATCCTTTAGATGCGTGTTTTGGTGCTATGGTTTTTTTTTACGATTTAGGGAAGGACTTATCGACAGTTATTCTGAACTCTTCGAGCAAACAGAACGAGGAGAATTTAGCGCAATATCTGGCTTCACTACAAAATGGGGATGGTACAATTCAATCTATGCAATCGCTAACGGAGATATTACAAGATTTGAAGATATCACTAAACTAAATGTTCACGAGTGTTTAACTTACTTAACATATACAAAAGAGAAAAACGAAATTGAAGCAAGGAATATAAAAAACAAATTCAAATGAGCCAAACAGGAATAAGGGGTTATTACTTATTGACCCAAACTATTAAAAATGCATTACTAAGTGATATAACCGTTCATACAGTTACAGAGGGTGATTTGTTTGATGTTGATTTGTCTAAGCAAACGATATTCCCTTTATCGCATTTAATAGTTAATACTGTCACAGCACAAGAAAGTGTTTTAAAGTTTAACATTTCTATATTAGCAATGGATATAGTGGATGAAAGCAAAGAACCAACTTCAGATATATTTATAGGAAACAACAATGAGCAAGATGTTTTGAATACACAACTAGCAGTGTTGAATAAGTTAGTACAGGTTTTAAGGCGTGGAGATTTATATAATGATAAATACCAATTAGAAGGTGATGCAAGTTTAGAACCGTTTGTAGATAGATTTGAAAACAAGGTAGCAGGATGGACTGCAACGTTTGATATATTTGTTAATAACGACATTGAAATATGTTAGCAGATAAATCTTTACAAGAAGAATTAAACAAGTTCGCTAAGTACGTTATACAGCAAAGCAGAAGCAACTTAACTAAGGGTGACTCTGATTATGGCACATACAACGACACTAAGACACTTTACAATAGTTTAAAGGGTAGCGTAATACCAACTAAAAACGGTGCTAACCTTAATATTGAAATGGCTGATTATGGTAAGTTTAAAGACAAAGGAGTAAGAGGGAAGTCATCAAGTGCAAAAGCTCCAAACAGTCCATTTAAATTTGGTAGTGGTACAGGACGTAAAGGCGGTTTAACTGAGGCGATGGAGGGTTATGTTAAAAGGCGTAAAATACAGTTCAGAGATAGAAAGACAGGTAAGTTTTTAAGTTACGAAAGCACAGCGTTTTTAATTGCTAGAAGTATATATCAAAAAGGAACTAAAGCTAGTTTGTTTTTTACTAAACCATTTGTCGCTGCATTTAAAAGGCTTCCAGATGAATTAATAAAAGCGTATTCTTTAGGCTTAGAAAAAGATTTAATAAAATTAACAAAACGATAAAATGGCAAAAATTAACACAAGAAGCCCTTATTATATATATTTAAATGAAAGCGATTTAACAAGTGCTAATTTAAAACTATGGATATATAGCGGAAACCAAGGAACAGCACCTACAACACCAACTTATTCTTTAAATTCTACTGCTGTAAATTCAACAATTAATTTTGAGATATCAGAACTTGTTAGAGATTATATGGATTATAATCCTTCTATCGTTTCAACTCCTGTTATTTGGGTTGATTATCAAATTACAAAAATAGTGGCAGGGGCTGAGGTTGTTATGACAACAGTTCAAAACACTGGGTATTATGGTTACGGATATTTTCAAGAGGGAATTAATCCACAAAATGATTCAAGCTTATTACAGTCTAATTTAAAAATAGTCAAGTTAGATGATGCAGCCGTTTATTTGCCTGTTGATAGTACTAAAACTTCAAGTGTTGCTTTTTATCATAACGGACAAGAAATATATAAGCAAAACATTACTGGTTCATTATCAAATTTGTTTCAAATACAATACATAACAAATTCAGTTAGTCCATCTGATGAGTTTGAGGATAGGGTTTTAAATGATGGCGGTACTTTCGAGAATAACCTTTGTTTAGATTCATTCTTAGACAGTACAACGTTATTTCCTGTTGACACTATATATATTAATTCAATAGATGGAAGTGTTGACCTTATAAAGGTTGAAAACATTGAGGAATGCAAATATCAGCCTTACAAATTAATTTTTATAAATAAGTTCGGTGCATTGCAAGATGTGTGGTTTTTTAAACGTAGTAATAAACAACTATCTACTAAAAAAGAGGGTTTCAAAAGAAATACACTTACAGCACTTGGCTATGCAATAGACCAACACCAACAAAAGAACCTATATAAAATGGGTACTGAAAAAATGGACTTAAACACTGGTTACTACCCAGAAGATTATAACGATGTATTTAAGGAAATGCAATTAAGCGAGGACTGTTGGATTGAAATAGATGGCGAAGTTTTACCAGTAAATATAAGCGATTCAAGTTTTAGCTACAAGACGAGTTTGAATGATAAGCTAATAAACTATAATATAAAGATAGATTTCGCTTTTGATACAATAAATAACATTAGATAAATGCAGATAATTGACTTATATATAAGGGATGGGAATAAGTATAGTTCCAGGGGAAGCTTTCCATATGTGACAAGACTACTTGATACTTCAACAGATTTCACAGGTGGTGATTTTAAGGTAGGTCAAATAGTTAAAAACCTTGCTTCTGGAGTAGAAGGTAAAATTACAGCAATAGCACCTACTGGGAATGTTAATACTTTAGATATTGATGGTGGGGGGTTTGCTGGTAACAATCAACCATATCAAATATATAACGAATTTACAAAGTTAGATTTGTTTAAAGATGAAAGCGTTTCTATTACAGATAGTATTCAAAACGTAAAAGACCCATCTAAAATATTTGCACCATTTAGCCAACAGTTTAGTGTACCTGCTTCAAAGAATAACAATAAAGTTTTTAAACATTATTATAATGGTAAGATTGAAAACAGTTACGATGCTAGATATAAAGGTGATGCGTTAATACAGCTAAACGGATTAAATTACAAAATAGGAAAGTTCAGCTTAACATCTGTTGAATTAAAAAACAATGTAGCTTATTCATATAAATTAGTTTTTACAGGTGAATCTGTTGAGTTTAAAGATTTACTAGCTGAGAATGAACTTAGTTCTTTAGATTACCCAGATACTTTAAATTTTGAGTATGATAGTGATTTTGTAAAAAGTAAATTAAGAGGTAGTGCAGAAGGTGATGATTTAGTGTTTCCACTTATAACGCATAGTAAGAATATGCGATACGGCTACAATGACCAAGAAGGGTATAAGGATGTTATAAGTAATACCTATATAAACTATTCTGATTTAAAACCTGCATTAAAAACTAAAGTTATTATTGATGCAATAGAAAACACTTACCCACAAATAAAATTTAGCCAACAGTTTTTTAATAGTTCTACATTTAAAAAGCTTTATATGTGGCTTCACAGAGAAGAAGGGTTTTTGTCTAATGCCGATGAAGGTGGTGCAGTTCAAACGATAAGCACTAGATTTTCGTATGTACACAGTGTTTGGACTGGTAATTACAATTATTATGACTTTGTTTCTGGAACAGAATTAAGACCTGCTGCACCTTACGAAGATGGGTTTTTTAGTTATAATTGGGGGTATTTATTTGAATTGACAGTTAATTCACCTGACCAAAATAGGACTTATGATGTACAAATATTAAGAAATTCTGATAATTCAGAAGTAGCGAATTTCAGTGGGACAGGAACTCAGACTTTTTCTCATCAATTTTCATTAGAAAACTGGGGTGAAGAAATTATTAACGTGCAGATAAATATAACAACAGCCAACACTTTAGGAATGTCACAAGATTTGGTTGTTTATAAAAATAGAAGGTTTGGAAGTAATGGTAATTGGCAGTCTTATGACCAAGGGATTTATGAAAAGTCAGCACCTACATCTGCAAACGTAGTGACAATAAGCAGACAAATGCCTAAAATTAAAATATTTGATTTTCTTAAAAACATTTTTACGATGTTTAACTTAACTGCATATAAAGAGGATGGGATTATTAATGTTTTACCTTTAGATGATTATTACAATGCAGGCAATTATTATGACATTACTGAGTACGTAGATACAGAGAAATCAAAAGTGTCTAAATTATTGCAGTTTAAAAATATGTTATTTAAGTTTAAAAGCAAAAAATCATATTTAGTACAGTTTTCAGAAGAACAACAAGGTAATAAATTTTCACAAGAAAGTTATGGAAATGACAAATGGGATGGGGGTAATTATAAAGTTGAAGTTGGTTTTGAGAAAATGATGTACGAAAGATTAACTGATGAAGAAACAGGTAATTTAACTGCGGTGACGCAGGGTGCTATGTTAGATAAAAAGTTTGAACCAACAATCGGTGAGCCTTTATTACTTTATTGTTTAAGTACACAAACTTCTGGCACTGTTTCTGATAGGCTTTTATTTGAAGAACCGAATGGAGTTAGAACGCTTATTAACCCTTATCTAAGACCCTCAAACTCTTTACCGAATTTATTTTTTGGAAGGGTTTTTAATACTTTAAATTTTGGTGTTGAAATTGATGAATACACTTTAACCACAGGTACACAAGATGTGTCTGATGATTTATTTACTAAGTATTACAGAAATTATGTGGCTAATATTTTCGCAAGGGATTCTAGAAAATTAAATGTTACTGCTTATTTACCTTTAAATGTAATTTTAAATTATAGACTAAATGATGTTTTTATTATAAATAATACCGAGTACAGAATAAACTCAGTAAAGACAAATCTACTGACAAACAAAACAGATTTAGAATTGTACAATTTACAAGTGAATACATCGCAAAGCATAAACGGACAAAGACCAGATTTAAGCAGAGTTCAGAATTTAGAAACAACAAGCAAAACATCTTCAACCATAGCTTTTGATTGGGATGCTATAACTGATTCTAATCTTATTAAATATGAGATATATATAGATGATGTTTATGATACTTTTGTTTTATCTACCGAGCCTACTGGCAAGGAACGGTTAAATTTAGATTCTGACACAACTTATAAAATATCTATAAGACCAATTTACGATATAGACGGAACTGAGTTTGCAGCGTTTGACACTGATTTATTTGAAACAACACTATAAAATATGATTAAATTAATAATAGAAAGTTTAAAGTACGCTAACGGAGAAACCGAAAATCTAAGGGTAGCACAAGGAAAATATAAATTACCAACCACTTTAAAAGAGGGTTACAAAACGTTAAAACAAGAGTTACAATGGCAATAGAAAAAACAATTAATTTAAACGTTAATAGTAAAGACGCTGTTAAAGGGATAAATGATTTAGAAAAAAGTATTGACGGAGTAAATAAAGAAGTCCAAGGTACAAACAAATCGACCCAAGCAATGAGTGGAACTCTTGACAAGGCTACTGGTGGTGCGGTTTCCAAATTCGCAGCGTTTAAGGGTGCTATTGGTAGCGTTACAACAGGGTTTAAATCTTTAAGGGTTGCAATTATAGGCACTGGGATAGGTGCTTTATTAATAGCTGTCACAGCTTTAGGTCAAGCATTTACAAGAAGTGAAGAAGGGCAGAATAAATTCGCTAAAATACTAGGCGTTATTGGTAGCGTTACAGGAAACCTTTTAGACTTATTAGCTGATTTAGGTGAGAATATTATAAGTGTTTTTGAGAATCCTAAACAAGCAATAACAGAATTCGCTAACTTAATTAAAGACAATATTGTTACTCGGTTTGAGGGGTTGTTGAATTTAATACCAAATCTAGGTAAAGCGGTTGAGCAATTATTTAAAGGCAATTTTAAAGAAGCAGGTAAGATAGCTGCTGATAGTGTGGGTAAGGTTGTTTTAGGTGTTGATAGTGTTACGGATAGTGTTAACAATGCGGTTGAATCGGTTAAAGATTTCGGTAAAGAAATTAAAGCAGATGCGGAATCAGCAGCAAAAATTGCAGACCAAAGAGCAAACGCAGAAAAAAAAGCTAGAGATTTAATAGTTGAAAGAGCTAAGGCAGAGCAGGATATTGCAAGGCTAAGGGAAAAAGCGGTTAGTAAAGATAAATTTACAGCAGAAGAAAGAATTAAATTTTTAGAGGAAGCAGGTCAAATAAGTAGCGACTTAGCAGCCAAAGAAACTGAAGTAGCAAAGCTAAGGTTAGAAGCTAAACAAACTGAAAACGCATTAACCAAAAGCAATAAAGATGATTTAAACGAAGCAGCACAATTAGAAGCTAGTGTTATACAATTAGAAACGCAAAGACTTAATTTGCAAAAGCGATTGAGTACGGAACTTTTAACCGCTAGAAACGAGGCGAAAGCAGCAGCAAAAGAAGAACCAGAAGTAATAGATAAAAAACTTCTAAAGATTCAAGAAATACAAGAAGCATATAGGCAAAAACAAAAAGACAAAGATGCTGAAACGGAACTTGAAAAAATAAACCTTGAAGAAGAACGTAAATTAGCTGAACTTGAAAGACTAGGTGCAACCGAAGAACAGAAACAAAGTATAATTGATTTTTATAATGGCAAAAGACTAGATAACAAAACAGCACTTGACAAGGCAGAAGTTGAAATTGATAAAAATACTGCAAAGGCAAAACAGGAAAATTTAGCAAAAGTTGGAAATGCTTTAAGTTCATTCTCAGAATTGGCTGGTAAAGAAACTGCTGCTGGTAAGGCTTTAGCCATTGCATCTACATTAATACAAACCTATCAATCTGCTCAAAGTTCTTACGCTTCTTTAGCTGGTATTCCTGTGGTAGGTCCAGCTTTAGGTGTTGCTGCTGCTGGTGCTGCTGTGTTTGCTGGTATGAAGCAAATACAAAACATTAAGAAAACTAAAGTTCCTGGCGGTGGTGGTGGTGCTTCGGCTGGTGGTGGTGCTTCGGTTGGTGCTGCTCCAACCCCTCCAAGTTTTAATGTAGTAGGTTCTAGTGAAACAAGTGCTTTAGGGGATGCGGTTGCAAGTCAAACAAACGAACCAGTACAGGCTTATGTAGTTTCAAACGATGTAACAACAGCACAAAGTTTACAGAACAATATCGTTGAAGGTGCTACAATATAAAAAACAAAAATAAATAAATTTAATTATATATTATTATGAGAATAGTCGAATTAATATTAGATGAGGAAAGCGAACTAGGAATTGAAGCCATTAGCGTTGTAGAATCTCCTGCTATTGAAGAAGATTTTGTTGCTCTAAAAAGCCAAGAATTTAAACTAGCAGAAATAGATGGAGAGCGTAGGATATTAATGGGTGCTTTATTGATACCTAACAAGCCTATTTATAGACGTAACGGAGAAGATGAATACTATATATATTTCTCAAAAGATACTGTCTTAAAAGCGTCCCAGATGTATTTAATGAATAGTAAGCAAAACAACTCAACACTAGAACACCAATACGAATTGGAAGGTTTAAGTTTAGTTGAATCTTGGATTGTTGAAGATAAGGTACACGATAAGAGCGTGAAGTTTGGGATGGATTTACCTTTGGGAACTTGGGTCGGTTCTGTTAAAGTAAACAATGATAAAATCTGGAAGGAATTTGTCCAAACGAAAAAAATTCGCGGTTTCAGTATTGAAGGATATTTCGCTGATAAGATGGAAATGGAACGCCCAAACGATGCAGCAATAAAAGACGAACTTGCACAAATAGAAGAAGCCGAAGCAGAATATTTACTAGCAGAAATAAAAG